AGCTGATATCGAGATCGCCGGACTCAATGAAGACACCAGACATTGCTGAATCGTTGTCGTTGTACCCTTGCTCGTGCTCGAACACGCAGTTTGAGCTGGAGGTTTTTGCGGTCGCCAGGGGTTGATCCTCGATGCCTGCGTCTAGCCATGCGTATCTGATCAGACTGCCTATCGACCAGTGGTTTTCTTCGTAATTGTAGATGACGTACCGACTGACTTCGCCAGTTGCGTCCTCGATGCTTGGATAGAAGAACCAGATCTCGCCGTACTCGCTATTCACGCCCATGTGGCACTTGAACGCTTGGCCAAGATCTAGGTCATTGAAAACATACTCCTGTACAGCACAAGGGAGCTTTTGCACCGAACCGTTGTAGAAATAAAACCCAGTCTTGCTGGCGAAATACACGCCGTTTGGCGCGTTTGCAGCAGCCTTGGGACCAATGAGTCCAGCGCCCTCGTTCACCAAATTTACCGCGAAGGTCAGAGGCGGTCCGATAAAATTCATCGAGTAAAGCGATGTGTCAGTCCAGATCAAAATCTCTTGTCTGCTCTTGATGCCGCCAACGATGAATGACCCGCTCGACAACCGCACTGATCCTGCGCTGTTTGTCGCGGTGGGCAAGAAATCTAGCTCGTTTTCTGAATCACTGAACGCAACCAACATGGGATCAACAACCCCAGTGCGTGAGCCGCTGGACAAAGGATCTGCGCCTAAGACAATCAAGTGCCGGTCAGTCTCTGAGGTGATGACTTGCAGACCGACAGTCGGCACTCCTGTCGCGCCACTTAGACCTGAAAGCTCAACCGCTCTCGTGCTTGTGCCATTGTTTTCCAACCATCGGAAGATGCCAGCGCCACGCACGTTGATGATCAGGTTTTCACCAAAGTTGTCGTGCGTCCAAAGGCGCAACTGATTGACCGCGCTAATCGCAGACGCTGAGCCGAATCCTCCAGAACCCCAGGTGCCCAAACCCCAGCCTGCGGATGAAACGTAAGTATCCAGACCGACGTTGATTTGATAGGTGCCGACGACGCTACTGCCGCCGTTTCCGCTGTCACTGCTGTTTGCGGTGACGGTCGAACCACTGGTGTCTTTTGCGGTGATCGTGTAAGCGTTTGCAGTGGTGACTAAATCGATTTGGTACTCTTGATTCAGAACCTCAGCGGTGACATTTCCGCCAAGTGTCGCTGCGCCACTAAACGTAACGAAATCGCCGCTTACCGCACCGTGCGCTGTATCAGCAATTGTGATCGTGCTGCTGCCGTTTGTTGCGCTGAAGGTCACGTCGCCGGCACTTGTCGTAGACCGTATCGGCGTTACATCGTTATACGCAAATCCCTCTTCAATGAAATACTTGAACGTAGTCCCTACACCAAGGAAACGGGTGCCTCCCAACGAAATCCATGAGTGCAGGGCACGGCCTGTGCCGAGGTAAGTATTGGAGCCAAGCTTTAACCAGCCGCCAACTTTTTCGACGCGACCTTTACGGAATCGAACAAGGTTTGCATCGACCCAACCGCCTTTTGCGCTGTAGTCGGTTGACTCCTTGTTGACTCCCGGCTGAAACTCAAGGGTTTGCAGCGCCACGGGTCATCAAGCCAGTCGGATGATTGCGCCGGTGGCAGTCGGACTTGGGAACACGACAGTGAAATCACCAGCCGTGCTCGTTTTGTCTCCGCCAAAATCTATCACAGCGCACGCCTTATCCGAATTGGTGTCGTTGTAGATCATACACCCGCGCGCCGTAACGGTTGCGTTAGAGAACGTGAGATCCGAGAAGTCGCATACGGCTGTGGTCCCACTCGTAGTCGGGGTGACTGACGTAAGTGCTGAGCCACCAGATGTGTAGTTGGTTCCGCTCGATTGACCAGTAGTCGTGAAGGCGGTTGTCGAAGCGCCCAAGGTCGCTGACGACGTGTAGAGCGCCAGCTTGAAAGAGTTCCCTGAAGACGCCGTAAAATTATGTGTTCCGACCAAAAGCTCTTGCTTGAAGCTGGTAGGAATTGCAGAGGTGATAGCCATGTCAAAGCTCCCTAATTATTTTCGCCATCTCCTCATGGCCCTGACGCCCAAGCATCCCCTGCAAAGTCACACGGTCAGAGGCGATAGCACTCTTCATCCCTAGCAATATTAATGTATAAACTTGGTTTCTGAAAGCCTCGGCCTGCTGTCGAATATGCGGATCTGCCTCAGAAGATATGCCTACGATTTTCTTGGTTGTCTCAGTCGCCCAGAACTCTGCGTCGTGGCCACGGTTATCGGTCGTTGAGACCATGACCTGGCCAAGCTGAAATCCTATTTGGTCGTCCATCATCCTTTATACGGCTCCGGTGCGTGTGGGACTTCCACCGTTTCCAAGTTGTGTTTTTTGACCATAGACGCCAGTTCTGATCGGTCGCATATAACCCACTCCCCTTGCGGATCGGGCATTGCTATCTTCGGGTTTGCAAGGCGATGGTATCCGTATAGACGCTCCTCTAACCCGACATTCTGATCGAGCAGTGAGGATCGAGGGCTTACGCCGACCGTGATTTGGCTGGATATACACTTACAAATCCAGAACTCCAAGCACGCCCTACCCGCTTCGGCAAAATGTAGATTGTGCTTGTAGCTGAAATCCATGCCGAAAAGGTCTATGTGTCCGACCTCGTTCCACAACGCAAACGCCAGTGCATACGCCGTGGTGTTGTTCATATACGCGCAACGCTGGTCCTTGATCACCTCATCAAGCGGATATTCCACAAGTGCTGGCACTCGCTCGTCAAGCTCACAGGTGTAAATGGGTTTTGTGTAGTCTGGTAACACACGGCGCATCACTTCGGTTTGATTGCCGGCATCCTCTGTGTCGAGAAAACGGCTTACCGGATCAAGCATGAATACACGGTCTAACTCAAAAACAGATAAAGCAGAGTTAATGCCCCAGACCTCATCCCATTGTTTGCTATTTTCGACGCCGATAACGTAGTCAATCTGAGAGGCTCCCAGACCGATTATTGCTATTTTTTTGTCTTTGAGTTCTGCGATTTTTTCCATCAAGTCACACCAGTACGCAAAAGATCATATCGGTACTCGTCTCTAGTTCCACGGCCCTCGCTCAGATTCTTCATCCGAGAAATGCCTTCCTTAAAACGAGCCTCGAAATTGCCAATCACGTCAGGTGCTTCTTTCAGGAAAATAGCGGCTTCGACTAGCGTGCCGTACAGCAGCGGGTCAGGATGCTCTGTGCTCAACAGAGTTGTGCCTGAGTCTGCTCCCGCAGTAAGCGAAGTCGGTTTCGCCAAATAATGCAGCTCAACAGTGTATCCGCTGTCTGGAATCGGACTTAACTCAAAGGCTGAATCGTCAAACTGCGAATAATATTTTGGGAACGCCGTCGTTGTGGTCGTAGGACTGTATTCCTTGATGAACGACGGGTGTTTGAAATCTAGGTAATGGTATTTGTTGTTGCCGTCAATGACCGCCAACGAGAACGGCGCAAAAAAATCAGTCGGCGTTGCCAGAAACCGATTGTTGTTGCTCACCGTACCCTGCACGTTCCGTCGCTGCTCTGGTAGCTGGACCATCTTAAAGATCCGGTCCTCAGATTCAGTGATAAACGTGTTCAGGTTGTTGTTGAACGTCGTCTCGTTAACCTGCAAATAATCTTGCACGGTCGATTTCAAAGTCGCTAAAGTGAAGCTCATGACGTGGTTACCTCCACGGTTCCAACACTAGCAGTGATTGCAAATGTTTGCAAAGTTGCACCTAATTTACCATCACCTGTATTAGTGTAGACGGCAAACACCGTTCCATCTTCGCCGTCACTGGATGGATCAGGTCGAGCTTCCTTCAACGCTTGTGGATCAATCGGCGTCGGTTTTTTCATCAACTGAGGATGCTTTGGTGACCATTGGTCTGGACCAACAAGCAAACCGTTCCAAGTCTTTTTCATGTCCTTCAAGCGGTAGCGGAAACCTGTTATGTCACAGATGCCGTAAGCACGCTTGTTACTTGCAAAAGCCATAGTTATGCGATGTTGTAGTTGCGCAGGTCAGGCGCGACTCTGAAGCTCGCACGCTCTTCGTCCTGGGACAGCGCACGGGTGAACTCTTCCTCATACATCGCTTTCAGCATTTGCACCTTTTCTGGCGCTCGCTTGAGGGCCATGTAGTACGCCAAACCAGCCGCCAAACAGGGAAAAAACCGAAACGGCACCTCTAGCGTGTTTGCACCCACATCTGCGTCATCCATACGACTGAGCACATTGAGGTGCAAGACATACGCACTGTTTTTATCTGGTGCTGGCCATATTGTTATCGATGGCGACAGTTTCTTCTGTATCAAAAACTGGTTCGGCTTTCCAGTGGTGCTTTTCGTCGAAACGTGAGCGTATTCTGCTCGCGACATACGACTGAGCGGTATGTCAGTGACCTGACCGCCTAACGTCTCGCGAACAAAAACGTCAAGCACGTCGATGGTCGCAGTAGGATTAGTCGAATCAATCGTGTATTCAGTCGTGTCTTTTACCATCGTGATGGTCTTTTGGTTGACCGTCCATTGGTTCAAGCCGCGATTCGCCCATTCTGCGAGCATCAGGTTTAGTGAGCGCGTGGCGCTTTTCAGGTCATAGCCTGTCCGCAGCTCTAAGCCACACCGCTCAAATGCCTCTTCGACATAGTCCGCGACATCTAATTCAAAATCTTTACTTCCGCTTACCGCCACTTTTCGTCTCCGCGTATAAGTTGTCGAAAACCTGATTCACGTCCAGAGTGTAATCCAAATCTGACTTGCTGTAATGGATGTGCTGCGAAGGCCGAAAATCAGGAGCGCCCTCACCGGCCTCAAACCAAGCTGGATGTGTTACTCGCACCCTGTTATTTGGTAAGGCCACAATGTTCCCAGTCCAAGGGCCGGCGTCCAGTAATTCTAAAACGTGGCTCTGTTTGTGTTGTGCAGGATCGTCGGCTATTTCGTTTTCAGCGTAATCAACAGTGAAGTAGTATTTAGCAGGATAGAAAGCGCCGTCTATCTTTGCCAACCAAGGGCACGGTGTGGCACGATCCAAAACGTAGACTGCATGATTGTGGCTTCC